TATCGAGCCATTGCAAACGGAAACAGTGTCAAAGTTGAACTACTCAAAACAAACTTTGATGAAGATTCATTCGCAGAGAACTATGAGTGTAAGTTCCTCGATGAATCAACCAGTTATTTCCCTTACAACTTACTACGTGAGAGGATTGGGACTATACCCGAAGACCTTACGGGTGGGAAATACTATATCGGTGTTGACGTTGCACGAAAACAGCATCTTACGGCATTTGTCGTTCTCGTTAAGTTAAAAGACTTTGTTTACACAAAGGAAGTTGTAACACGGAAACGAGCGACATTTAATGAGCAGAAGGAAGTTATCCGCAACCTCTGCGAGCGGTATCCGTTTGAAGCAGGCGGTATTGATGCTACTGGTATCGGTTCACAGATGGCAGAAGAAATCAATGAAGAGTTTCCGTTCATTAAACCAATAGTGTTCACAAATAAAATCAAGGAACAGTTGGTAACAGGAACTAAGAAACGCTTTGAGAATGGTCAAGTTCAGATACCAGATGACCAAGATTTGCTTTCTGACTTTCACCGTATTCGCAGAAGTGTCACGGCAAGTAACAATGTTATTTTTGATGCTGTTGCTAACAGTAAGTCTCACGCTGATAGGTTTTGGGCTTGGGCTATTGCGGAGTATTCCGGTCAGAGCGATGTTCAACCTAACATAATTATTATCTAAAGGAAAAACCTTATGAGACCATCAAAAGCAGAGTTTGAGATTTGTGTTAGGCAAGGTAGCGAAGAATACAAAAGGTTGAGCGATTTATTCTTCTCGATGGCAAGAGATAAGCAGGGATGTGTCTCTGTGAACGGGATTGGGATGGAAATATATTCAATGGATGGACGATTGGACCTTGAATATCGTGATTGCGTGACTTTTACAATTACGACAAAAATGTGTCCGCCGAAAATGATAACAGACCTTCTCGAATCAATATACAGTGAAAAATCATGAGTGATATTCGTTCATCAATGTCAAGCATCCCTGCCGATAGGTGGGAATTGGCGTTTGGGAAGAAAGAAGTTGGTCAAGTTGTGTTGGAGCAATTCATAAAGCACATGGCGGATGAAGTAAATAAAAGGTTGGACTCTTCTGAACCAGAAACGCAAGAGTGCTAATGAAGAAATTTATTGAATATCTGACGAAACTTGGACTTGCTAAATTCTACGGAGAGGTGACTATCAAATTTGAGAATGGTCAGATAGTTCACGTGAAAGAAAGTAAGTCTTACAGCAAGGAACATTTCGGTAACTAAATAACTGCTACTCAAAAACTGAGGGCGTTACTAATGGAAACACTTCCATTGGTGATGCCCTTTTTTATTTATGCAAATCACAAAACAATGAAATTACCGTTTGGCATCGAACTGACATTCAAGAAAGAGCAGAAAAGCGCAGGCGGTAACATTTACGGCATCATGGACTATCAGACGAAACTCGGTCTGATGGATAACAAGGGAGATAAGAACGCGATGCTTGCGGCTTATACCTCTTGGGTCTATGCCTGTGTAACAGCGAGAGCGCAAGCGGTGGCAAATGCCAAGTTCCGTATTTATCAGCGTGAAGGTGCGGATGATTACCGTGAACTTGATGACCATCCTGCATTAAAAGTGTTGGAACGTCCGAACCCGCTTGATACTCGGTATGACATTCTGTTTAAGACTGTTGCATACATGGACTTGACGGGAGATGCCTATTGGGAAATTGTTCGTGATAGGGCGGGGCGTATTCGTGAACTGTGGGTATTGCCCTCAAACCTTGTTACGATTGTTCCGAGTAAGAACGGTGTAATTGAGCGTTATGACCTACGCCCGTTTAACGGTAGTGAAAAAGATATGGTCAGTTATCTGCCGTCAGAGATTATTCACCATAAGCATCCGAACCCGAATAACTTTTACTACGGTGCATCGGTGATTATGGCTGTGGCAACGGCTGTCGATATTAACGACTTCCAACACGACTACCAGAAGAACTTTTATAAGCGTTCCGCATTGCCTCCTGCTGTTCTTGAAACAGAGGGAAAGATGGATGATGCAGTTGTTAAGCGTTTACGGCAGAACTTTGAATCTGTTTACGGTGGGGGAGAAAATGCGGGAAAGACTCTCATCCTTGAAAATGGATTGAAGTATAAACCTCTTGGCATCAATCCAAAAGACTTGGACTACCTTGCGACAAACAGCGTAACGATGAAAGAGATATGTGCAATCTTCCGCGTTCCTCCGTCAATGCTCGGCATCGTTGAAGATGTGAACAGGGCAAACGCTGAAAGCCAAGAATACACATTCGCTAAGATGGCAACCGAACCGTTGCTGAGAAACATTGACGAAAGACTGACAACCGAACTCATTAAACAGTATTTGAACGGTGAGAAGTTGTTCATTCAGCATGATTCGACAGTTCCAGAGGATGAAGATAAGCAAGCATCGGCGGCACAAAAAAGAATCTTTGGTGGGCTGACAACAATCAATGAAGAGCGCAAGTTGCAAGGATATAAGCCCGTAGAGAACGGTGATGTTCATTTAGTCCCGACAAATTATATGCCCCTTAATCAAATGATTGAGCGAGAAGTAACGCAAGAGGGACAGCAGTTGCAAAATAACCAACAACAGGTATAAGGATATGGAAATGGAAAAACAGTATCGCAATGTCGTAGAAGAGTGTGAGAAGAGTTTTAACGATGAAGAGAGAAGCATCGTTCATGTTATCAGCGTTGAGGTCTCAGACCGCTACGGCGACATTGTCCGTTCCGATGGAATGGATAAGAGCGCATACGAAAAGAATCCCGTTGTTCTTTATGGTCACTCTCATAAGGGATTTCCTGTTGGTCGTTCACTTTGGCAGAAGTCAACGACTCTTTCCAATGGTCGAAAGGGTGTTATTGCTAAGACTCAATTTGCAGACACAGAAGAGGGACAGATTACATACAAGTTGTGGCGTGACGGTTTCTTGAACGCCGCCTCGATCGGTTTCATCCCGAAAACATACGATGCAATGATTGAGGACGGTATTTTTAAGGGTTACGACATTAAGAATTGGGAGTTGCTTGAATACAGCATAGTTCCTGTTCCTGCAAACCAAGAAGCGTTGCGACTGGCTCTTGATGAACTCGGAGACAACCTTGTTGTAAAGTCTCTTCGTGATGAAATGCGTAAGACTGTTGAAGATGAGCAGAAGAAAAAAGAATTGGATGAACTGAAAGCAAAGAACGTAGAATTGGAAACATTCATTAGGGGTTTAACGGAGCGCATTGATGCTCTGGAAGCAAAAGAAATTAAAACACCTGTTGCGGAGACAATAGTTCAGCAAAGCCCGACTATCGAAGAGATTAAGGCGATGATGGATAGAGTTGTTAGCAACGTATTACCAAACAAACAATAACAACTCATACAAAGGAAAAATACAATGGACGAAAAACTCAATATGCAAGAGTTAGAAACCATGTTCAAAAGCGTGTTGGAAACTCGCATTAAAGAACTTGGTCTCGATGAAATTGACCGCAAACACAAAATCTTTAGCGTGGAAGATGAAAAGAACTACGCAAGCACAAGCGAAAAACAGCGTTTGAAAGACTTCGTTAAATCCGTGTTTATGAAAGACCGCAATGCGATGAGCAAGGTCTATAATTCATTTGGCATGGAGAAAGCACTCTCCGAAGGCACTACGACCGCAGGTGGATTCCTTGTTCCCGACCAGTTCCGCACACAGGTCATTCACGTTGCAGAGATTTACGGTAAAGCCCGTCAAGAAGCAAACGTATTCGGTTTCAGCGGTGATACTCTGTATCTGACCACAGACAACGGTGTTGTTTCTGTTGCGTGGACTGCTGAGAACAATGCCATCACACACAGTCAGCCCGTTTTCGCACAGCCCTCTATCAGCATCAAGAAACTTGCTGGTATTACGGCTATGTCTAACGAACTGCTTGCCGATGCTCAGTTTGACATCGTTGCGTATTTGGCTCAGTTGTTCGGTGAACAGATTGCATACAAGGAAGATTTGGCGTTCTTCACTGGTGACGGAACTTCTACCTACGGTTCTATCACTGGTCTGACGAACTTCGCTTCTACCTCCGTTCAGACGATGACATCGACCTCGATTGCAGACATCACGGCACAGGACATCAACAACTTGGTATTCAAAGTTCCGACCAAGTATCGTTCTGGTGCTAAGTTGTATATGCACCCGACCATCTTCTCCTACATCAAGACGAATCAGGCAACGACTGGTGAGTATATCATCGTTGACCCGACCAATCCTAACCAGAACCCGAAAATGTTCGGTTATGACGTTGTTGAAGTTGAAGCAATGCCGACAACTGATGCGGCGAACAGCCCGTTTGTTGGATTCTCCAATATGCGCCGACATTGCTACTTTGCCGATCGTCAGAGCATGGGTATTGCAATCGGAACAGAAGGAACAGTGAACAGCGACAACCTCTTCGAGAAAGACATGAGTGCGGTGCGTGTTACAGAGCGTATCGGTGGCACGTGGGTTCTTGAAACTGGTGTCGGACTTCTCAAAACGAAAGCATAAGGAGATAACTCAATGAAAAACATTCTGATTGCTTTGGTGTTGGTATCTGGACTGGTGTTTGGTCAGCAGGCAAGCGTGTTCGGTAAACCCGCAGGCGTGTTGTTTCTGAAAGGAACTCCTGCTCTTGGTGCTACATATACCAACAGCACGTTTGACAGTTCCAGAGGGTTGTATCTCGGCGGTGCGGCGCGACTTGCTCTCCGCGTTCAGACAGCAGATTCTACCTATGCGTATGTATCACTGTGGAAGAAAGAAGCATCCCCGCGCTCGCAGACGTGGGTTGCAGTTGATTCCATCTTGATTCATCCTGCATCTGGAGCGGCGGCTGATACCGTTTGGACTCTCCGTTCTCACGCAACGGATATTCCGAAAGGGACTGGAACTCAGTATCAGTTTCAGTATCGCTTCCAATCGACAGGTAACTGGGCAACACAGGCAACGGCGGCTTCGTTGAAGGTGTGGCTTGAATACGTGGCTTACTAACAAGGTGTGGGGTGGGTGACTGCCCCACATTTTCTAAACGCAATTAACCATAAAGGAATAAACAATGAAAAAGTATTTAGCACTCTTCTTTCTTTTCGTCACAAGCATCTCTTACGGTCAATCTTTGGCTGTTGATAGTTCTTATGCGGCTACTGATACAACTGCGTGGATTTATTTGTCAGCAGGCAATAAAGAACTTGTCTTCGTTGCTAATGACAGTTGCAACGTGACACTTGACTTAGACTACGCAGAGAGCGTGAATAAAGTAACCGTATTTCAGACATATCGCGTTGCCGACTCTACAAACAGCGTTGTAGCGGCTGGAATGTTTAAAGGTTATCTCTTGCGTAACCAGTCAACGAATAACATTGCAGGTGCAGGGGCAGTTAGACTTCGTGTTACAAAAATTGTCGGTAACGGAAAGAACGGAACTACCTCACCGTTATACGATGCTTACATCAAACAATACTAAAAATGTTTACGCACTATTGCACAAGCAATATAGCGAAAGAAGATTATGGCATTAAATTCAAATGCGATTGTAACACTTGCGGAAGCGAAAGCGCAGATGAAACTTGTGGATACCAATACGAACGAGGATGCAACATTCGAGGGTTACATCAACGAAATATCTTCTGCCGTAGAACTTTACTGCAAGCGGAAGTTTGTCTCTCAGAGTATCACAAGTGAACTGCACGATGATATACTCACCAGTCGTTGCCTGATTCGTATTGATGTAGGAGAAGATTGTCGGCTGCATGAACAACTTCGCGCCCT